TCGCGGCGAACAACTTCGACTCGATCTTCCGAGCGATGACGAAGGTCTCGACCGGCGCGGCGCTCATGCCGCCCGATGGTGTTGTGATCAACCCCGTCGACTACGAGAACCTGCGACTCCGCAAGGATGCCAACAACCAGTACTACGGCGGTGGCCCGTTCACCGGTCAGTACGGCGTCGGCGGTGTGATGGAGTTCCCGCCCCTGTGGGGCCTGCGCACGGTCGTGACTCCTGCGATCGCAGCGGGCACGGCTCTCGTCGGCAGCTTCGCTCTCGGCGGTCAGCTGTTCCGCAAGGGCGGCATCCGGGTCGACTCGACCAACTCGAACGTCGATGACTTCGAGAACAACCTGGTCACCCTGCGCGCGGAAGAGCGCATCCTGCTCGCGATCTACTTCGCGAGCGCGTTCTGCCGGGTCACCCTCGGCGCAGCGTAAGCTGGTCCCTACCTTCCGGAGTGGAGGGCAGGGTCAGCGCGCGCGGCTCTGGGAACCGGGCCAATCGGAGCCCCGACACCCTCGCGGTGTCGGGGCTCCGTCCTGTCTACGTGGCATGATGGGCGCGAGGAAAGGAGCCACACCATGGCTGAGAACGATGGCACGACCGAAGAGTACGAGGTGGAGGGCCAGGGCACGATGATGCTCAATCAGGCCGATGCCGAGGCCTACGGCGACCGTGCGAAGAAGGTCAGCGCGTCCAAGGCGGGCCCGGACCCGACCGTCGCGCAGCAGGAGGCCGAAGAGGCCGAGCGGCTGCGCCAGGTCGGCGAGCAGGCAGCGACGGAGGCAGCGGCGAAGGTCCGCACCGAAGCCGCGAACAAGGCAGTGAAGTCCGCCGCCAACAAGAGCGCCTGAGCTCATGGCTCTGTCTCCCGGCTCGTTCACTCCTGTGGACCCGCAGCCGGCCGATGTGCAGTTGGATCCGCTCATCACCCCGACTGAGGTCGCAGGCCCGTCGCGCAAGTTCAGCGCGTCAACGGCTGGCCTCGAACAGGTGTGCCGAGAGGTCTCCGGCGCGATCCGCGACTATTGCGGCTGGCACATCTTCCCTGTCCTCTCGATCCATGATCTGATCGACGGGCCGGGAGGCAGAGTCCTCCAACTTCCCACCACCTACCTCCGATCCGTTGAGGCGCTCAGGTGGCGCGGCGAGGCCCTCCCGGTCGGCAGCTTCCGATGGTCGCTCAGCGGCTTCGTGGAGCATGAGCCGCTCGGCGACCTCGGCTGGCCATGGCCCACGGTCGGCAGCTGGCCGACCGGCTTCCGCGTCCTCGACGTGGAGTTCACATGCGGGTACTCGACCACACCGGGCGCGGTCCTGAAGGTGGCTCGCGCGCTCGCCACCCGCATGACAGCCTCGCCTCTCGGTCTCACCCGCGAGCAGGCCGGCCAGGTCTCGCTCGGCTTCGGAGCTCCTGAGCTCATGGCCTCCGAGCTCGCAGACCTCGACCCCTACCGGATCGTAGGCTCCTGATCATGCTGATCAGCTTCGCGACGGACACGATCAAGGTCATCCGAGCTCCGAAGATCGATGACGGGCGCGGCGGCGAGCGCTACGACTTCCGCAGTCCTCAGGTCACCCGCACACCCATCGAAGGCTGCTCTGTCCAGCCCGGACCCTCGAACGAGGTCCGCGAGAGCCGCGATGCCGAGCTCATCGCCTGGACCGTCCTCGCACCCGAAGACGCAGACGTGACCGGAAGCGATCAGGTCGAGTACGAGGGCAAGGACTACCGAATCTACGGAGTGCCGCAGCGCTGGACCGGGCCCTCCGAGCTCACTTCTCACACCCTGATCTATCTTCGACGCTGGGAGGGATGAGCTCATGGCGACGACGAAGTTCAAGCTCGTCCTCCACCCTGAAGGGTTCAATCAGGCCCGCAACGATCCGCGCATCCAGGCGAAGCTCGATGAGATGGGCGAGGCGATCGTCCAGGCGACCGGGATGCCGGATGACTTCGAGAGCTTCTCGAGTCCGAACACGACGCGAGCTCGAACGATCGTCGCGACCGCGAGCCATGAGGGCCGCGAAGCTGAAGCAGTCGACCGGACCCTCAGCCGCGCCTTCGATGCTGGGAGGTCGTGATGGTCGAGAGGATCATTCACTTCCCCGATGTGGAGCAGCGCGCAGTCGCGGCCGTGAACGAGCTCCTGCCCGCCATGGGCCTCGCCGAGCTCGACTTCGAGGTACGCGCTGCGACGACCGTCCCGAACCCGCGCCCGCGCACGTTCGTCCGCATCATGCGCGCGGGCGGTGTCGCCGAGACTGTCGTCAGCGAGAACGCGCTGCTCACCCTTGAAGGATGGGACGATGATGACGAAGGGCGCGCCGTCTGGGCGATCAACCGGGCGCGTGGCATCCTGAAGGCGCAAGACGAAGACCTGTTTGGGTACTCGGAGGTCGGGGGACTCGCGAACCTCCCCGATCCGACGACCAGCCAGATCAGGTACACAATGATGGTAGGAATCCGCGCACGAGGGGTGCCGGTCACATAGGGAAGGCAAGAGACCATGGCAAACGATCCGGCACGCGTCATCGTCGGTAAGCCGCTCGTCACCGGAGGCATCCTGAATGCTCCTCTCGGCACGGCGCTTCCGGTGGATGCGACTACGGCTCTGAACGCGGCATTCGGCGCAGTCGGGTACGTCACCGACGACGGTGTGACGAAGTCCGAGAGTCGCGATATCACCAAGATCAACGCATGGGGCGGGGACACCATCGCGGTCGTCCAGACCGCCTTCGGCGTCGACCTGAAGTTCAAGATGGCTGAGTACCTCGGAGTCCGAGCTCAGTCGGCAATCTACGGCGATGCCAACGTGGTCTCGACCATCGGCGCCGGCGCGGCACCCGACACGCTGAAGGTCACCGTGACCTCCGAGGAGCCGCCCTACAAGTCCTGGATCGTCGCGATCAAGCAGGGCCTCAACACCGTGCGGCTCGTCATCCCGAACGCGAGGATCAGCGAGACCGGCGACACCGAGTACAAGGATGATGATGTGGCCTCGCTCGATGCGACGCTCAGCTGCATCCCCGACTCGGCCGGCGCGTACTACTACCTGTACGCATCGCTCGCGAAGGCGGCGGCCTGATCATGGGCGTCGAGCAGAGCGAGAGCGTCGAGTACGGAGTCGCCCGCAAGGGCTCCCAGAAGGTCATCGGCGAGACCTTCGAGACCGTCGCGCAGGCCGAGCAGCATCTGGCCTGGGTCGAAGGGCAGATCAGGAGCCTCGGCGACGAGCCGGACGTGCGGCTCGTCTACGTGGAGGTCAAGACGACCCGCTCCAATCCGAAGGTCTATTCTCCCCCGAAGGAGGAGACCGTGGAGGAGCCCGTCGAGGCCGAAGCGCCGGAGCCCGCAGTCCCCGAACCCACGGCCTAGCAGACAGACCGGAGCCCGACCCCTCCTCCGTGGGGTCGGGCTCCTCTGCGCTCAGGCGCGACCGTGAGCGATCGCGCGAGCCTCGCGAGCAGCTGCGCGCTGCGCGATCTTCTCGTCGCGGTCGTCCTGCATCCCGACGAGGCCCGCGTTCGCCATAGCGCGCTCTTCCCACAGATCCTTCGCGCTCGATCCGAGCTCGTCCCAGTTGATCGGCCGCTTCGCGACCTTCAGGACCCGACGCCCGGGGAAGCCGAGGAACTCGCTGAGCTCGGAGTCGGTGCGCCAGGCGTAGTGGACGAGGTCTGAGCCGTTGTAGCGGTAGGCGATGAGATTCATGATCTGCTCCTTCGATTCGAGTGCTTGCCTTACATGAATCAGGATACGGCGTGGCGCGCGAGTACGGCAACGGTTCCGCTAGGCTTCATCGCATCCGATCCCAGAGCCAGAGGAGCCAGCCATGGGCACATTCAACGCCGACGAAGAGGTCGAGGACTTCATCGTCACCGTCAAGGGCAAGGAGTACGTCCTGCCCGCGCTCTCGAATCTCACGTTCGAGCAGATCGAGCAGCTGCAACACGTCGACATTGAGGGCGGCCTCGATGAGGTCGCGCGCATCTTCGAGATTGTCAACGAGGACTTCGCGAAGAACGGGCTCCGTCAGATGGGGCCGGTCAAGCTGCGCCAGATGATGGAGCAGTGGCGCGAAGAGGCCGGAGTCGGCCTGGGGGAATCCTTGCCCTCTACCGCCTCCTGATCGGCGAACACGGTCAAGCAGTAGAGGCGGACCTCATAGAGCGCGGCCTGCGCGCTCGATGGATCGGCCGGCCGGAGTTCACCTGGCGGGATGCGGTCGCGCTCGTATCGAACCT